TACTACGTTACTGTTTGCCATCAAATAGATATAAAACTCATCACCGCCTAGAAACTCATGCAAGTCCCAATCATTGAAATGATGTGCTTTCAGCTTTTTAAGGTTTTTTAATAAACTTAAAATTGAAACCTTATTATTATTTATATTATAATTACAAGTTTGTAATTTGAATTGTATTTTTTCAGCGTCTTTACTAGGTACAAAAACTTCAAACCAATTAAAAAGGTCATCAAAAAATTTCTTTTTGTTTGATACACCGCTTAAAGGTTTGAAAGTAAAATATTGCTTACCCTTGTTTGTAGGCTCATATTTACAATTTATTACATCTTTTCCGAGAATCGTGAATTGCTTGATTTCATTTTGTAGCATTGCGTCTCCTCTGTGTGTTTGTTAGTGTTTGTATGACTTTATAAAAAAAGTCTCAAAGCCTACCCTGTGTAAATAGGCTTTAAGTCTGTTTTTGATTTACCAATTTTTATTAAAGATATGAACTTTGTAGCCGTCCGCCTTGCATTCCATATAATCAAATGTCAATTCGTGTTCTATTTGCTTATAATCAATGTAGTTTTTAATATGCTCTGGACAGTCAACAAGAATACAATCTTCGGCGTAATCTTCGGCAAACTCTTTGAAGGTGTCATAAGTACCGTGAAAAGCGTCTTCAAAATGTTCAAGGTCTTCAACTGACCAATGTTCAATGAAGCCTTCAACCGCTTTTACTCCGTGCAATTTAATTGCCTCCACAACTTCAATTACTTTTTCTAAATCTGGATATTCTCCCAAATTTGGAAAATTGTCATAGTCATGTATTGCGTATTCCTCTGCGTCTGGACTTGGTGACGATTTAAGAACCTCCGCAATTTGTGCTTCTAGTTCGTCTTTGTCTGTCTTTGGCTCAATCCAAGAACCATACAGAACGCCTGAATTGTAAGACGATAAACAAGCTATGTATATTTTAGATTTTTCTATTTCGTCAACTTTGCTTAACTCATTTGTTTTAATTGTATTAGTTTGCATTGTGTTAACTCCATGTGTTGATTGTTGATTGTTGATTTGACTTTATAAAAAGTCTCAAAGCCTACCCTGTGTGAATAGGCTTCAAGTCTGTTTATAATTAATATTTATGAGTTCTTAACTATGTACATTTTACGAACTCTTACGGCTCGGTTTCTATCGTCAAATACAACAGGCTCAATTTTATTTTTAATCATGTTGTTATATTGGTTCTGGTGTTTTTCTAATTCGTGCAAAGCCTGTGTGTAGTTTAGTTTCTCATCTTCAAAGAAATAAAAAGACTTACTCAGGTTTTGCGTATCAACTTTAATTGAATAGGTGTCCATGTGTGTCTCCGTTGTTTGTTTCAGCGTTGCTCCGCCTCGTCAGTGACGTATTAAACGCCATACAAACAAGCTGTCCGTAACATCACACAGAGTGACCGCTTACAGCTTTGGAGGACTTTCCACACACTTTAAAGACTTACTCGCCCAGATTAACCCTATCGGAAGGATTGTCACCGTGTGTGGCTCTAGATTTTTGTATGTAGATAAAAACCAGTAAAAATAAGTATTAAAAGAGTAATAACATACCATTTACGGATTGCAAGCATTAAATTAAATTAAATCACTAGCGTATTGTTAGAGCTGTGTCTTTGGTGTGTCTTCTATGGAGGTGTTATCATTAATAATAATAACTATAATGAATGCTTATGAGGTGTACTTGTGGTGTACCTTAGGTGTACCAATGGTAGATACTAGCTAGTAGGTAGGTATATATATATGGTGATATATACACTTATATGCGCATAGGATACACTATATACACAGTGTCTTTCTTTTTTGTTTTCACTAAAATGGGTACTTTTATAATTAAATATCAATAGCCTTTGCTTGCGTTCTGTCTTTGGTGTAGCTGTGCGTGGCTGTGTGTGGCTGTGTGGTGTGTGTTTGTGCGTGTGTGTGCATACTTAATGAATGCGTGAGGTGTGTGAGTGTGCATATATAAAGAACGCTTGAGCGTGTGGCTGTGCGTTGGCTCTGTGTGTGCTGTGCGTTGGCTCTGTGTATGTGAGAATAAAAAAACAGACTAGCTGAAGCATACGTACAAATCTAAAAAAATACGCCCACGCCGCGCATAAACAAAGGATATGCTATCCTTATATATGAAAAAAGCCCTTTAATACCTCACTTATTGATATTCTGTGGTGTTTTTTGTGTAGTCTATGGGGGAAAGTCATCATTTCGTAGAGACGAATACCCTTTCATATTTTTTCTTCAAACAAATCGCTATTTTGAACTTACCCTGCTCTCGGCATCTCTTAATAATCCCTTTTAGTCTCAACACAAAGGCAGTCCGTCTACTTACCTAGATACTCCCCATTCGTTCACTCATACGCATAGCTCTCTTTGGCGTCTGTGTAGCCCACTTACTATCCAACATCTCCTCACTAGCTAACTTATAATCCTCATCTTGTAGTGCTTTAAGCATGCCTTTGAACTTGGAAACACCGTAGCCACCCATCTGGTAACACATCTCAACTACTATATTCCTAGCAGTCTCATGTATGTTGGGACATAACATTAACAATTCTTCTGAACCAGATACAGCTACAGCGAAGTCTCTCTCAAATAACTTATTCCACCCTGCCATATCTGTAGGGACATCTTCGCCTTCTATCATTTTGTGACCATAGCCACCTGTGTCAAACCCTAGAGTGTCTTTGTAGACTTCCATTCTGAAGCCTTCTTCTTTTTTAATCTCTTTTTTAGTATCCGCTATATCCATCTTTCTTTCCCTCGTATTGTTCCAGTTGTATGTTCCATAAACCTCTCCAAGTCTTTATCTAGCAAGTCTTCTTTGTGTTGACTGTAAGATAACTGTTGGTCTCTATCTAATCGTGTTACCCAATAGTTTGCACAGATAGCTAATGCGTCTATGGCATCATCATGTCTTAATGAACCTCTATCTCTAGTTAACCTTGTCATCTGTCTAAACAACTGATGGTCAGGTTCGTTCTTGAAATCTTCATTAATTAACAAATCATCTATGACTAACCTATGGCTATTCATTAAAGGCTCTAAGGTATCTATGATACGTTTCTCCTTTTGGATATTGTGTCTAACTTCTTCTATCTCACAGGGGTGTATCTTAGCCATGATAGGTTTAAGTAATTGTGTTGCCATACCGTCACCAAAGTTACTCTCGATAACCACATAGTTCACATCATGCTTCCTCGCAATGTGTGATAGTTGAGACATAGTGGCATCTGAATATCCACCTTCTAGTGAACCCACAGCAGTCAAATATAATACTCCGTGAAGCATTTTAAGAACTGCATAAGCTGTTTTATCTTCCCCTCTACCTGATGGGTCAATAGACATACACGTACCTTCAAATTTTGTAAATTCCTCAGACATATACATAGGGGCTACAAAGTAATCTCCTTTAAGTCCTACGTTAGGTATATCTGGGTCTATAGCTTTCATTTGCTCTGGCGATGAAGCCCACTGTATTTTAGCAGGTGCTTCTGTCCAAGTTGAACAACCTGAAGCTACTATTAAATCATTTAATTTAAGAGGGTATCTATTTGCATCAGACAATGATGTGTCTAACATAAATTGTAAGTTAAAACCTGAACGACCATAAGAAGATAATCTTTCCATTAAATCTACTCCATCAAACCTTTGAGGGTCTGTGGGGTCTCCTTCTTTACCTACAATGATAGAAGCTAGTTTGTCTCCATAACCTACGGCTTGTGTTTTAGTAGGTACTAATGCTGTCCATATCTTAGTCTTAAATCCTCTTTCTTCTAAAGTATTATATAATGACATCTCATTTTGAGGTGTACCTAGAAATATAATTCTTCCTACTTCTGGTTTAATAATTGCATCAAATTCTTTTACTGTCTCACTCAATCTATCTCTCATAAGCTGAGTTTGGGAGTTATTCGCACTCTCAACGTCATCAGCAATGATTAAGTCTGCTCTACTACCTGTCATCTGCCCTGAGATACCCATAGATTTAACTGAGGGTGCATGTGAAGCTAACGCAGGGGCTACATCAAAACTTATCTTTGAGTGTCTCTGGTTATCTCTAGGTATTAGATGAGATAATAAAGGCATCTCTCCAATTAGTCTCTGTGTAAATGTACTGAAATCATCAGCCCTACTTTTAGAGGCAGAGACAACTAAAATGTTTCTCTGTGGGTTTAATA